AAGGCCAAGAACCTAATCGACTCGGAAGATTATACAAAAATTTTTCAAACAAGATTACAAGAAGATAGTAAAGCAGCAGGACGTTGGGAGACAGCACAAGGTGGTGAATACTTTGCAGCTGGTGTTGGTGGTGCGATCACTGGTCGTGGTGCAGATTTACTTATCATTGACGACCCACACTCTGAGCAAGATGCAATGTCCAAGACCGCACTAGAAGGAGCTTACGAGTGGTATACATCAGGTCCTCGTCAACGTTTACAACCTGGTGGTAAAATAGTTTTGGTTATGACGCGTTGGTCTACGAAAGATCTAACTGGTATGTTAATTAAAAATCAATCAGAGGCTAAAGCTGATCAATGGCACGTGGTCGAGTTTCCGGCAATCATGGATCATGGAACAAAGCCCAGACCAGTGTGGCCAGAGTATTGGAAGCTAGACGAATTAGAAAAGGTGCAAGCAACACTACCTGTTGCTAAATGGAATGCACAGTGGATGCAGTCACCAACTAGTGAGGAAGGTGCAATATTAAAACGAGAATGGTGGAGAACGTACACAGATGAAGAGATACCACAATTACATCATGTGATACAATCTTACGACACAGCATTTTTAAAAAAAGAAACAGCCGATTACAGTGCGATAACGACATGGGGTATATTCTATCCTGACGAAGACTCAGGTGCTAATTTAATATTACTTGATGCTATCAAAGGACGATACGAGTTTCCAGAGCTTAGACGTTTAGCCTTAGAGCAGTATCAGTATTGGAAACCAGAATCTGTGATTGTTGAGGCAAAAGCTAGTGGTTTGCCCTTGACTTACGAACTACGGAACATGGACATACCTGTTGTAAACTTTACACCTTCACGAGGAAACGACAAGCATGCCAGAGTAAACTCGGTTGCACCTTTGTTCGAATCTGGTATGATATGGGCTCCTGAGCAAAAATTTGCAGAAGAGGTCATTGAGGAATGTGCGGCTTTCCCATATGGCGATCATGATGATTTAGTAGACTCTACTACGCAGGCAATCATGCGATTTAGACAAGGAGGCTTAATCGGTCACCCAGAGGACTATGTGGATGATAAAAAAGTTGAACGTAAACGAGTGTACTATTAATGGATGATTTAATAAAATTATTAGCAGAACTAGCAAACAGACAACCAAAACCAAAAGGTGGAGGTATTGTGGATACAGCAGAGGGTATAGAATTTATAGGTCGTAAACTTACAAAAGAAGAAGCCGGTGACTATGCTTTAATAAATTCTAAACTAACAGACGCTACTAGATTTACTCCATTCTCAATTAGAAACGTGGGCCGTGATAGACGGTACATGTATGTTAAAGAATACTCCGAGGACTTTGTAAATAGATTTGAAAAGGTAATACAATTTTTAAAAGACAACCCTGATGTAAGATTATCACAAGGACAAAAAGATAATATTCTATACAACCTTGGTGTTTACAGAAGAACTGTTGCAGAAAAAAATAAATTAGAAAAAGGTATTTTAGGTGAAGGTAAAAAATTAGATGAGGTCTATGACTCTGCAGTATCAGATAGACCAATAGAAGAATTAACATTAAAAGGTGCATTAGAAAGAATGATGAAAGTAACTCAAGATTTAAAAAAGAAAGCAGATCAAGGTAAAACAGAATTAGATGATATTTTTGCACCTATTAAAAAAACACCAGAGCAAGAAGAGAGATTAGCTAAATTATATTACGGTAAAGCATATGGCCCTATAAGTGCTGAAGCTAGGGGTCTAGGTAGTTTTAATTTACCAAAACTTCATGAGGCTGGTGTTATAAAATTAGATGATACAATTTATGAAAATTTAAAAAAAGGTGCGCATCATTATGGTGGTGCAATGACCTTTGCGCCTGACCCAGTTCGTATCTGGAGAAAACACTTTGGTGAAGACATATTCGATAAAATGGAAAACTGGAGATACAACGAGGGTGAAGATGTGTTCTCTTGGCTAGAGAGAAATAAAATAGAACCTGTTGTAAAAGAGGGACCTAAGTCTGCAACAGATTATTTACATCCTGTAGAGTTGCAAGCAGAATTAGATCAAGAATTAAAATTATTAAATGTTTATAAAAATCCAAAAGCAGAATCTAGTCAAGGTTATATGGGTATAGACGATCCAAAACGTTTAATGGAGAGAATAGGTTTTCATGGAGAGAACGTAAGATTTTTAGAAGACTCACTACAAAGAATAGATCCAGATTCTTACAGAGAATATGTAAGAACAAAACCAGTGGTAGAGAATCCTACCGTTGTGCCTTTTAAACCTAAAGAAGATTTAGCAGACGGTGGCCGTGTTAATTTTAGAATAGGTTCTGGTGAGGGAAAAGATGTTTCAGGTAGAGAATATAGTGCGCCTTCGGCAGCAGCAAAATCAGTTTCAACATCCCCAAGCAGAGACGATTCACCCGATCTTTCTTTTTTAAAAAAAACTGATACATCGCCTATTGTTCCTAATACTACAGTTGAAAAAGAAATAAATAAATTTTTATTAAAAAAATTTCCTATAGATACCAAAACACAATATCAAAAAAATATTGAAAGCATAAAAGCGTTAGAAGAAAGATTTTTTCCAAAACCTGTAGACCGTGGTCTTGGATTTGGTTCGCCGTTTATGAGACAAAAGCCAAAAGTAAAAGCTGTTGATTTATTTAATAACAACTTACTTGCTTTTCAATTTCAACACCCAGATAAAAATATTTATAACGACCAAGGTTTTGTAGATACAAAAAAATTAAAAGAAGTAATTGATGATGCTCAAATTACAGGAGATATTAATTTACTTAACGATGCACTAACCATAAGTAGAAATGTAGATACTCTTGGAGAGGGTGTTACTAGTGGTGCTTTAGATACAGAATTTGTAGATATAACTAGCCCTGATTTAGAAAAAAATATTTTTAATATTAGAGGGAATATTCCCATAGGACCACTTACATTATCGTCTGATGTAAATGTAGTAGGAGATAATATTGTAGATAGAACAAATAAATTGGCCTTTGATCAAGATGGTATTAAAGCTGCCGTAACAGATTTTCCAAACTATATGAAACGTGAATTAGATATAAATAAAAGCATACCTGCCGGAGATTTTACATTAGGTGGTCAATTAAGATATAGCGATATATATGACGATGGTAATACATTTGTTACACAAGAGTCACTTAAACCAGAGATTGGCTATCAAACAAATATTGGAGATGGTATACTAAGAGCTTCAATTGCAAAAGAAATATTAGAAGGTGGGCAAACACCTAATTTATCTCTTTCTGGTTCTTATCCATTTGCAGGCGGTGAGGTTACAGGTAGTATAACTGATGCATTATCTCCTGACAGAAATGCTTTATTAGGATATAACATAGAAAAAGATTTTGGTGATAACCAATTTTTAAAAGGTATAATCGAAGCAAATCCTCTTAACTTAGATGATTATAGAGCTTACCTTGGATTAGGATTTAAATTTTAATGGCTTATATATTTGACCCAATACAAAATACTTTTATAGATGATGAAGATACAAGTCTTGGTAATAAATTTGCATTAAACAATGATGAGTTTCAAAAACTTCTAGACATACCTGGTGTGTTTAGGGCAAGCGAAGCACCACAGCCGTCTGAAAGACCAGATGTTCAAGAAATAGAATTATTTAATAGATTTAATCGAGAAAACCCTGAGAAAAAAACAGAGGGTGGTAATAAATTTCAATCAAATGAAGTTTTGATGGCTGATGCAACAACAGAAATGGATCAAGCACCTGATAGTTTTTTAAGACCAAGACGTTACGATATTATAGAAGGTAAAGAACTTCCTGCAGAAACGTTAGAAGACTTTGATGTAACATTTAGAAAACCAAATGCTACGGGTGGTAGAGTTAATTTACAAGCTGGTACAAACGTTATGACTCTTAATCCTGTGTTTCCAGAAAGAGGGACTGATATTATGTCAGATGAATTTAAACCATTAGATGTTCCTGGAGGATTTATTTTACCTGCAGGTATTAGTCTTGGAGCTAAAAGACTTTCTGATATATTTTTTAGTAAGGATGAAGAAGATCAAAAAGATCTAATACCATCAGAAGATAAAACTCCAGGAAGTGGTAAGCCACCATCTAAAGGACCAGATTTTACAGAAACCATTGGTTTAGAGCTTTTAAAAGAAGCTGTACAAAACAGGGAATATGGCAGAGAGGGTTTTTTTGAAAATATAAATAAACTTTCCAAAGAACAATATGGGGGTAATTTAAAAAAAACGGTTTCTGACTTAACAGGTGTTACAGATAAAAAACAATTAAATAATGTTTATACACAAATTGTAAACGCTGCTAAAAGAAAAGGTTTTAAATTTGATGCGGCGGGTATATCACTAGAATCTAATATCCCTCAATCTAAAGTCCCTTTAGATTTAAATGCTTTAACAAATACATTAAGAACAAGTCCTAATGTTTTAGACAATAGAGTTAAAGAATTAAAATTAGATTTAAATAAAGTTTATAATAGAAAAGAATTACAAGATATTGTTGGTGTCACAAGAGATGTAGATAAAAGAAAAGATAATTTTTTTATGGAACTATTACAAGACCAAGGATTAGAATATAAAGATCTACCTGGTGGTAGAAAAGGATTTATAGGTCAAGAAGTTATTGATGCATTAAAAGATTACTCTAAAAATAAAATGAGAAATTATGAATCTAGAAGTTACAGTGGAAGTTTAAAAAAGAAAAGCACTGAGAATCTTAATGTAAGAAAAAAAATAGAGGGTGCTGATTATATAAATTTACAATCTCAAATTAATAAATCTTTTACACGAACTTTGTTAAACGAAGATTTGTATTTACCAAACTCTGTTGCAGAATTTGGACACAATCCTGTGCCAGTTGCATTAACTGAAAAAATTAAAATGTTAAATAATCCAGAGCTTGCTAAAAAAATTTTTAATATACAAAACCAAACATGGCAGAGTAAAGAAATTAATTATGATACTTTAATGAGAACCTCTGGAAAAGTAGAAAAAATATTAAAAGAAGTAGATAAATATTTTGGCAAAGAAACTACTAAAAATAGTTTTAAAACTTTAACTAAACTTTCTAAAGAATTAGATAATTACTTCAACAGTGTTGTTGAAAAAGCTGGTGAAGCAGTAGACGATTTGCCTTTTCATAAAGAGGTGATTGGTAAATTAAATCTTAAAGTTCCTAAAGTGGGAGAGAAACTTACAGCAGAAAATTTTAACGTTGACATGTCAGGAGTTGATAAAAGATTTATAATAGGAAACATAGATCTTATAAATCCAAATGCAACCAGTTACAGTGATTTAACTTTAGGAGAAAAAGAAGAGTTTGGTCAAAATATAATTGATCAAAAAATTTTACAAATTAAAGAATTTTATGGACCAAGAGGTGCAAATTTTCCTCAAGAAATTATTAATGATTTTATTGAAAAATTAGAATTTGGAACATCTGAAGTTATGGGTATGGCAGAAAGAGAGGGTTTAGGAAAAGTAACTAAAGCTGACGGAGGACCTATAGAGTTATCTTCAATGCCAAGAGTAGATTTTAATGGTGGTGGTGCAGCTGGAGCTGATGATACTTTTGCAAAAGAATTAGAATTTTATTTTTTAAATCCAGAAACAGAGTTACCAAAAGCACAAACTTATAAAGAAACTATGAATCCCATAGAACTTGTAAACGATATAATTGATCCAAGAAATATTCCATACTATGCAGATGTATTATTAAGATCAGGTATTCGTGTGGGCGAGTTTGCTGGAAGATTACTTCCTGCATTAGGTGAACTTGCAAGTGACCTTATAACAAAACCAGCTTTTAAAGTTACTGGCGGAGGTAATTATTACGTTAGAGATTACGATGAAATACCTCCAACAAATATAGAAGGACAAGGTTTGTTTATGAATTTTTTAAAAAACATAACACCAACAGGAATAGAAAAAGCATCTGGTTTAGCAGAACTTATAGAAAAAGAAGAACAAAAACAAAAAGACAGAAGATCTACAGTTGGTCCAAAAATTTTAGCAGACACAGTTGGTCTTGGTATAGAAGTTGGAGCACCAATATTTCCTGGTCTTAAATTGTTAAGAGCGTATGCAAAAGACAGAGGTTTACCAAAAGATAATGTTACAAAAGATTTATTAGAAAAAGAAGTTGATGAAGTTTTAAGTAGCAAAGGTATGAACAGAAGAGAGTTTTTAGCTATGACTGGTGCTGGTGCAACAGTTGCTATGGCTAAACTTTTAGGTATTGGAGGAGATGTTGCTGCTCCTGTTGCAACTAAGGCTGCTGCAGAAACCGCAACTGGAGCTTCAACAGCCCCTGCATATTTTTTTAATTTAGTTCAAAAAATACAAAATTTAGGTGATGATGTAACTACTCGATATGCAACAAAAGAGAGAGAAAAAGTTATACAATACAAAGACTATGAGTTAACAGAAGATCTCGATACAGGACAAATACAAATTTCAAAAAAAAATATGGGTTATGACGAACGTTATGGAGAAGGAATAGTTTCTGAAGAGTATATGTCTTTTAAACCAGGTCAAGCAGATGAAACAACAGGTGGTAAAAAAGTTCCAGATGAATATGAAGAGAATACAGGTTTTACAGATCAAGAAGGTAAATTAAAAGATGTTGAAGAAGGTGTGTCTGAAGAGACAATTCAAGAAGGAACTATCTTTGAAGACAATATTACAGACTTTAGAAAATGATCAAAAAATTAACTAGAACAATACCCCCTAAACGAGGGCCTAATCCACAAGGGTTGAATGTTCCCTTAAAACAAGTTAAAACAGCTAACCTGGAGAATACAAATGGCAGATATAGACAAAACGTTACCAAACGTAAAAACATCTATCGAGGTTGATCCTCAAGAAGAGATAGAAATTCAACAAGAAAAAGCAGAACAAGCTGCTGACCCTGGAGTAGAAGTAAATCCGTTAGAGGATGGTAGTGTAGAAGTAAACTTTGATCCAAGCAAAGTTAACATAGAGGGCACACCCGGTCACTTTGATAACTTAGCAGAACTATTACCAGATGATGTTTTAGAACCAATAGGAAATGAGTTAGCTCAAAATTATCAAGACTACAAATCCTCTAGAAGAGATTGGGAACAATCTTATACAACAGGTTTAGATCTTTTAGGATTTAAATATGAAAACAGAACAGAACCTTTTCAAGGAGCGAGCGGCGCAACACACCCTGTACTAGCAGAAGCAGTAACACAATTTCAAGCCGGAGCTTACAAAGAATTATTACCTGCTGAGGGACCTGTAAGAACACAAATAGTGGGCAAGCCCGATCAAACAAAAGAGTCACAAGCACAACGTGTTAAGAATTACATGAACTATGAGTTGATGGAAAAAATGGAAGAGTATGAACCAGAGTTTGACCAAATGTTATTTCATCTACCACTTGCAGGATCCACATTTAAAAAAGTTTATTACGATGATTTATTAGGAAGAGCTGTATCTAAATTTGTTCCTGCTGATGATCTAGTTGTACCATACGATGCAACTTCTTTAACAGATGCAGAAGCAATAATTCACACAATAAAAATTTCAGAGAACGATTTAAGAAAACAACAAGTTAATGGTTTTTACTCTGATGTAGATTTAGGCCCACCTAGTAATACAACTAAAGATGAAGTAGAAAAAAAAGAAAAAGAATTAGATGGCACAAAAAAAGTTGGCAGACAAGAATCTGTTTATAATTTATTAGAGTGTCATGTAAATTTAGATCTTGAAGGGTTTGAAGATAAAGACGATGAATTAAATCCTACAGGAATAAAATTACCATACATAGTTACAGTGGATGAAGGTTCAAAACAAGTTCTATCCGTTAGACGTAACTATGAACCAACAGATCCAAAGAGAAATAAAATTCAATATTTTGTTCACTTCAAATTTCTACCAGGTCTAGGATTTTATGGCTTTGGATTAATTCACATGATTGGCGGATTGAGCCGTACCGCAACGGCGGCTCTCCGTCAATTGCTAGACGCAGGAACATTATCTAATTTACCTGCAGGATTTAAACAGAGAGGTGTAAGAGTTAGAGATGAAGCAGCTCCAATACAACCAGGTGAGTTTAAAGATGTAGATGCACCAGGTGGTAATTTAAGAGAAGCTTTCTTTCCACTACCATACAAAGAACCATCACAAACACTATTACAATTAATGGGCATAGTAGTTGGAGCAGGTCAAAGATTTGCAGCAATTGCTGATATGCAAGTAGGTGATGGTAATCAACAAGCAGCTGTTGGTACAACAGTTGCATTACTAGAGCGTGGTTCAAGAGTTATGTCTGCGATACATAAAAGATTGTACACAGCAATGAGATCAGAATTTAAATTATTAGCAAAAGTATTTAAAACTTATTTACCACCAGTTTATCCGTACGATGTTGTTGGTGCTTCAAGAGAAATAAAACAAATGGATTTTGATGATAGAGTAGACATTCTACCTGTTGCAGATCCTAACATATTTTCTATGGCACAAAGAATTACAATGGCACAGACCGAGTTACAACTTGCAACGTCTAACCCACAGATACATAATCTATATGGAGCGTATAGAAAAATGTATGAAGCCCTTGGTGTAAAAGATATAGATCAAGTTTTACCTCCACCAGCCCCTGTTCAACCAATGGACCCAAGTTTAGAACACATAAGTGCCCTTGGAGGCAAACCTTTTCAAGCGTTTAGAGGTCAAGATCACCAAGCACACATAACAGCTCACCTAACTTTCATGTCAACTAACATGGTTAGAAACAATCCACCGATTATGGCTGCAATACAAAAAAATATTTTAGAACATATTAGTCTGATGGCGCAAGAACAGGTAGAATTAGAGTTTGCAGAAGAATTAAGACAAGCTCAAGTGTTACAGGTTCAAGCTCAACAAGATCCAATGGCTGTTCAACAGCTTCAAAAAATAAGTCAAGACGTTGAAGCAAGAAAATCTGTGTTAATTGCAGAGATGACAACTGATTTTGCTAAAGAAGAAAAAGAAATTACGTCACAATTTGACTCTGATCCTCTTTTAAAACTAAAATCTAGAGAAGTTGACCTTCGTGCAATGGAAAATCAACGTAAAAAAGACTCTGACATGGCTCAAATGGACTTAAACAGAGCAAAATTAGTTCAAGCAGGTCAAATCGCCGAAGATAAACTTGAACAAAACGAAGATTTAGCAAAATTACGTGCTGGAGTAAGCCTTGCGAAGACTGGTGTACAACAAGCGCAAGTTATGATAGACGATAATTAATAAAAAGGAGCAAAAAAATGCAAAAACTAGATAAAATAAAAGAAGTTAAGGTTGCAGAACAAAGTATTGAAGTAGATCCTAGATCTAAAACTACTGCCGACCAAGCTTTTAATTATATTGCTACAGGAAAACCTGAAATGCCAGTTGGCGGTCAGAAAAGAATGTTGGCAGAAAAGAAAAGAAACTCTAAAGCATACTAATGGCTTGGTTTGGTTTAGCAAAAGTAGCTTTACAGGCCGGAACGCACATATTTAAGAAGCGTCAAGAGACTAAGATGGCCATGGCTGATGCACAACACATGCATGCAAAGCGTATGGCCGACGGTCAAGCAGAATACCAGGGCAAATTGCTAGAGGCAAGACAATCGGACTGGAAAGACGAATTCGTTTTACTTGTGTTAACGGCGCCTATAGGAGTTCTAGCCTGGGCGGTCGTATCGGACGATCCGATGGCTATGGATAAAGTAAAATTGTTCTTTGAGTATTTCTCGGCGTTGCCGTCATGGTTCACAAATTTGTGGATACTTGTCGTCGCGAGTATATATGGTATAAAGGGCACACAGATTTTTAGAAACGGAGGCAAAAAATAATGAGAAAAGATTACAGACAAAATTTTAGAATTGGTTCAAACGTTAAAAAAATAGAACAAGCTTTTGGAGCAAAGAAAAAGAAAAAGAAAAAATCTTTTCCTGATTTAAACAAAGATGGCAAAGTAACTTTTGCAGATGTTTTAAAAGGAAGAGGAGTTAAAGCAAAAGCATAATGGCTCGTCCAGGTTTATACGCAAATATTCACGCTAAAAGAAAACGTGGCGGTAAAATGAGAAAAAAAGGTGCAAAGGGTGCGCCCACTGCAGCTAATTTTAAAAGAGCTGCACAAACAGCGAGGAAAAAATAATGACTAAACTATGTCCAAGAGGTAAAGCCGCAGCAAAACGAAAATTTAAAGTTTACCCGTCTGCATACGCAAATGCATACGCTAGCAAAATTTGTGCTGGTAAAATTAAAGATCCATCTGGTGTAAAAAGAAAAGATTTTAGAGGCAATAAAGCTGAAGGTGGTTTAATGGAAGCAACTGCTAAATTAAAAAGACAAGGCTATCTTAGAGGTGGTGTTGCTAGAGGTTGTGGAAGAATTTTAAAAGACAGAAAAAAAGTAACTAAGTACGCATAATGCCATGGCAAAAAACGGACTTGATAAATGGTTTGCTCAAAAGTGGGTAGACATAGGAAGTAAAAAGAAAGATGGTTCTTTCTCAAAGTGCGGAAGATCAAAACAAAAGAAAGATGCAAAACGTAAATATCCAAAATGCGTCCCACTAGCTAAAGCAAGAAGTATGTCAGAAGGTCAAAGACGTTCAGCTGTAAAAAGAAAAAGAGCAGTTGCACAAGGTGTTGGTGGTAAACCAACAAATGTCAAAACTTTTGCAAAAAGAAAACAAGCCATGATGGGTGGTTTCATGGGTAGAAGAATGGGTATACGATAATGAGAAGGCAAGATAAAATGCCTAAAAGAAACAAAAAGAATTTCCGTCCAACGGAAAAAGGTGCAGGCATGACAAGGGCCGGAGTGGCTGCATATCGAAGAGCTAATCCCGGCTCAAAACTAAAAACAGCGGTCACTGGCAAAGTTAAACCAGGATCTAAAGCTGCTAAAAGACGTAAATCATTCTGTGCAAGAAGCGCTGGTCAAATGAAAAAGTTCCCAAAAGCTGCAAAAGATCCTAACTCAAGACTAAGACAGGCCCGTAGAAGATGGAAATGTTAAGGAGAAAATATGCCCGGAACTATGAAAAAAACAAAAATGATGGGTGGTGGAATGATGATGAAAAAACCTATGATGAATAAAGGTGGAAAGATTCCCCCACAATTAAAAAAATTCGTTATGGCTAAAAAGAAAAAAGCCAAAATGAAAAAGAAAGCGTAATGTCAGACCCAAAAGTAGGCACAGGTAAAAAGCCGAAAGGGTCTGGTAGAAGACTTTATACGGACGAAAATCCTAGAGATACCGTTCGTATAAAGTTTGCAACACCTACAGATGCAAGAAAAACTGTTGCAAAAGTTAAAAAAGTATCTAAACCTTTTGCAAGAAAAATACAGATACTTACTGTTGGAGAACAGCGAGCCAAAGTAATGGGTAAATCAAAAGTCGCTGCAATTTTTAAGAAAGGCAAAGATGCAATTAGAAGACGTAATAAAAAAACTAATTAGGTTTTTAAAAACTAGATTAGAAGCTTTGTCCGTGTCGGTAACATCAGGAAGTGTTGACAGCATGGAAAAATACAGATATATAATAGGACAAATAAATGCCTTAGAGGCAACACTACAGGAACTCTCTAACCTGCTAGAAGATAAGGAGCAAAATGGAAAAGGAACAGTCATCGATATTAAAACCAAACAATGATCTTATTGGTTTAAAAAAATCAAAAAAAGAACCAAATTTACCAAAACCCACCGGATGGAGAATGATAGTTTTACCTTTTAAAATGAAGGAAAAAACTAAAGGTGGATTACATCTTGCTGAAACAACTTTAGAACGACAACAAGTTGCATCACAAGTAGGATTGGTTTTAGCTATGGGTCCACAATGTTATAAGGATAAGGAGAGATATCCAGAGGGTCCGTGGTGCAAGGAGAAAGATTGGGTTATGTTTGCAAGATATGCAGGCAGCCGAATAAAAATAGATGGTGGGGAAATGCGTCTGCTAAACGACGATGAAGTGTTAGCAACAATTGATAGTCCAGAGGACATCTTGCATGAGTTTTAATCATAGGAAGGAGTAACTATGCCAGAAGAAGAAAAGAAAACAGTACCTATAGATACATCAGGACCTGATGTAGATATTGATATTGAAGAAAAAAAAGACGAAGCAGTTGTAGAAACTGAAGCGCCGAAAGAAGAAACAACGGAACAAGTAGTAGAAAACACAGAGGATAAAACATTTGAAAATGAAAGAGAAACAAAGTTAGAAGAAAAAGACGATGAGAAACTAGAAGACTACAGTAAAGGAGTACAATCTCGTATTGCGAAATTAACTCGTAAAATGAGAGAAGCAGAAAGAAGAGAAAAAGCTGCTTTAGATTATGCCAAAGCTGTAGAGGCAAAAAGAAAAACTGTAGAAACAAAATTTTCAAAAGTAAATGAAGATTATGTAAAACAGTTTGAAAACAGAGTTAAATCCGGAATGGATTCTGCACAAAAAGAGTTGACATCAGCTATTGAAAACTCGGATGCTGCAGCTCAAATAGAGGCTCAGAAAAAAATTGCTGCTTTATCGATTGACGAGGCTAGATTAAATGCTTTAAAAGATCAACAGACAGTAACAGAAGAGCCTGCACCAAAACTAACAGATGCAGAAAAACTTCCAGAAACAACACCTAAAGATTTACCTGCAGCCCCTCCAGATCCTAGAGCAGAAGATTGGGCTTCTAAAAACGAGTGGTTTGGTAAAGATAGACCAATGACTTTTACAGCTTTTGAAATTCATAAAGATTTAGTAGAAAGAGAAGGTTTTGACCCACAATCTGATGAATATTACGCAGAGGTGGATAAAAGAATAAGACTTGAATTTCCAAATAAATTTGGTAAAAGAGATGTCACGACGGAAAAACCGTCGCAAAATGTTGCTTCTGTCAAACGTTCAGCTGTAAGACAAGGAAAGCAAACTGTGAGACTCACTTCCTCACAGGTCGCAATAGCGAAAAAATTAGGAGTGCCACTTGAAGAGTACGCAAAACAATTAAAAAACACGGAAGGAGCGTAAAATGGAAAAAGATAAAAACACTTCTCGTGCGAACGACACACGGTCAAAAAATGAAAGACCAAAAGTGTGGGTTCCACCATCATCTCTAGATGCACCCCCTGCACCTGATGGATTCAGGTATAGATGGATAAGAGCAGAAGTAGTAGGCTACCAAGATACGAAAAATATAACTGGACGAATTAGAGAAGGTTATGAGTTAGTTCGTGCCGAGGAAATAGAAAACGCATCTGATTATCCAGTCGTCGACGACGGCAAATACAAGGGAGTGATTGGGGTTGGAGGCCTTCTTCTTGCGAAGGTACCTGAAGAAATCGCGAAGCAACGTCAGGATTACATGACTCAACGTCATGAAGATCGAAGCCAAGCAGTAGAAAACGATTTAATGAAGGAGCAGGATAGTAGAATGCCAATCAATATTGAAAGGCAATCTCGTGTAACCTTCGGTGGTACGAAAAAGTAATTTTAAAATATCACTGAATTAAATTAACCGTACTGGAGGCCCTTCGGGGCAGGTACATAAGGAGAAACAACTATGGCTAATAGAAGCACAAGTGGATTCGGACTTAGAATGGCAATGAAGTTAGGCAATAGCCCAGCTATCGGTGGTCAATCAAAGTACGCAATCAAAAGCGGTCTAGGTGTAGGAATCTTCAAGGGTAACCCAGCGTCTATCCAGCTTGCTGGTGACACTGGTTATATCCAAGATTCTGCTTTCTCAACTACTGATGATGGTAACGATGGTGGTATCGACTTTACAACTGCAAATGATGCATTGTTAGTTGGTGTTCACAATGGAGTATTTTTCATTGATGGAACTACAAGTAAACCAACGTTCGCAAATTCAGTAGCAGCAAGCGCTACATTTGGAACAAACCCAAACACTAACAGCACAGACGGAGTTGCTTTCGTAAACGACGATCCAGACCAAGAGTATGTGGTTAAAGCGGATGCGGCGGTAGGACAAGCAATCTTTGGTTTATGTGGAAACATAAATGACTTTGCTGCTGGTGACGCAAAAGACGGAGCATCAACAGCAACGTTTGATTCAGGCACACAAGCTGAAACTAAAATGTTTAGAATCGTGAGATCTGCAGAAGATCCAGATAATGAAGATTTAACAGCAGCTGGTGCAAACATCATCGTTGTAATAAATGCTGCGGCTAACACTTATAGATAATAGCTAGAATAGGAGAACAAAAATGGCAATATCACGATCACAACTAGTTAAAGAACTAGAGCCAGGTTTGAACGCACTGTTCGGCTTGGAATATAAGAGGTATGAAAATCAGCATGCTGAGATTTATACTAACGAAAACAGTGACAGAGCTTTTGAAGAAGAAGTTATGTTATCTGGTTTCGGTAACGCACAAGTAAAAGGTGAAGGTGCTGGAGTATCATTTGATGATGCACAGGAAACTTACACTGCTAGATACTCTCACGAGACAGTAGCTTTAGCATTTGCTATCACAGAGGAAGCTATCGAAGATAATCTTTACGATAGACTTTCTGCTAGATACACAAAAGCTTTAGCAAGATCTATGAGTAACGCTAAGCAAGTGAAAGCGATTGATCCTCTAATTAAAGGATTACCAGGCACTGGAACATTTAAGTCTGGGGATGGAAAAGCATTATTTGCTACAGATCACCCTGCTCTTACAGGTCCAAATGTACAAAATACATTGACTACACAATCTGACCTTAACGAGACTTCATTAGAAAATTCGTTAATTCAAATTGCGAAAATGACTGATGAAAGAGGACTTAGAATTGCAGCAAGAGGATTAAAAATGATTATTCCTTCTGAGCTTCAGTTTACAGCTGAGAGATTAATGAAATCTCAAGGTAGAACTGGAACAGCTGACAATGATATTAATGCAATCGTTTCTATGGGAATGGTTCCTCAAGGATACAGAGTGAACAACTACCTAACAGATTCAGATGCGTTTTATATTATTACAGACGTACCAAATGGTATGAAAATGTTCACAAGAGCTCCATTGACAACTGCAATGGAAGGTGACTTCGATACTGGAAACGTTAGATACAAAGCTAGAGAAAGATACTCATTTGGAGTATCAGACTTTAGAGGTATCTTCGGCGTTGAAGGTGCGTAATAACTAAATTTTTGTGGCGGGACATAGTCTCGCCACATTATAAAAATAGAAAGAAAAAATGCGTCCTAAACAATTCAGAGTACAAATTTATGCATACAAATATCATGCAGATTTTGTTATAGAGAGCCTTGATGGCCCAATAGATATCGAAAATGCCATAGTTGACAAACTAGGAAAAAAAGATATAAAATGGGATTATCTTGGAGAAATGAATGATCCCAAGATAAATAGAATAACCTATGAGGAGGTTATCGATGGAGAACATGATGCAACATCTAAACGACCTTTACGTGAAAAAGAGAGGTCTGGATCTCGAGTGGGAGCAGGAGCATCTTAAAGAGGGTAGATATACTCTCAATATGGTTAAGATTGACAGAAAAGTCAGAGACGTAATTAGCCATATTAAAATGGCAGAGGCTCAAAAAGAGCATTTGCAAAATAAGATAGAAGGCTCTGAACCACAAGTTTCTGTAGCTACTTAATAAAAAGCTACATCGTTGGAAAAATCCAATCCACATTGCAGGCCCTCTTG